CCTTTGTACCATGCTTTATACAAGTAGATAAACATAGGATACAAATACTCTTTACCATCGACAGGATGTTTTCCAACTAATGGTCTTCTATCAATTGTTTCTTTATAATGTTCTTGTCCTGTTCTAAAGTTTTGTTCACCCACGTTCTCATATGCTTTAGAATACACACCATCGTTACGCCATATTCTAGCACGTTCACCTTCGTTGTTTAGATTGATTTCTATATTACGAAAATACTCTTTATCTTCTTCCGATAATTCTTCAAATGCTTTTTTCTGATCTACGATAGATAGTACAGTATCAATACATTCAGTTTCGCAATACAACCCTACACAAATCTCATCGAAGTTATATCTACCAGTTCCGTTAGCATGCCATTCTAATTCTGTTGGACCAAACATACCTATTGGTTTACCATCAACAACTTTACCAGAGACAATACTAATCTGTGGAGAATCTTTAGGGTTCATAAAGTAATCTAGTTCTTCTACCTTACCCATTCTAGCACAAACCTCAGCAAGTTGTTGTCTAGTTAAATTTTGATCGTGTAATACTACAGAACCTTTGTCAACGATTGTGTTAACTAATTCTGTAAATTGTTCGTCTGTGTAATCTAATATATTCATTTTTCAAATAGAGGTGTTAAACAAAGTCTAGCTGTATCATTCCACCTCATTCTTCTCCTTTCTTCATAGTAAGAATCCCTACTTGTTGCCAAGTACCATACGTCTGATGGTTTTATACCATAGTCATCACAAAACTCAATTTGTTTTGTTCTATTTCTTTTCCACATTTCATCAACAGTAAAGTTTTCCATAATTAACTTCATTGTTCGAACACCAGTATAATTCCAGTTCTCTAATCTTCTTAATCTATCTAATGATTTATGTGGTTCTTTTGTATAGACTAAACCAAGTCGTTGACCTGCCAATCCAAAGCCTTTAGAAAAACCAAAGAATACTTGTTCAGTATTTTTAGGTATTTTTATTTCTTTGATATCTGTAGCACCAACATAACAACAATCTAATATCACTGGTGAATTAATCTCACCCATGTCAAAATAGTTTCCGTCTGCGGCTGATGGTATACTTAGATACATTGGTTTATCATTGTCTACTTTTCTTGGTAATGCTGATCGACCCAAGTCATTCATGCGTTGTCCTGGTACATCGCAACATACAGTAGGTTTAGTTCCTATAACTTGTGGATATTCATACTCACCTTCTAACTGTTGCCATTCTCTTGTCTCAGTCATAACCCAATGATGTATTGCATCTGTAACACCATGTGTAAAATAACAATGTGAAAAATCTGATAAGTCTATGATCTCACTAACCCATTTTCTATGAAGTGTTACTACTTCGTCTAATTCTTTAGTCGCCTCACCACTACCTCTAACATGATAGGTATCAGCAACAACTTGTAACTGAAGAACATCAGATACTTCGTTGATTCTAGGAACGTTTACAAAACGTTCACCTCTAATGATTTGTTTGAGTTTGTGTTTTTCTTTTTCCATAATCTTTAAATAATTTTTCTGCAATCCAACCACCTGTGTCCCATTTATGTAATCTTATTCTTCTCTGATTGTCGTGGTGATTTTTATGATAACCTTCACCAGCAACAAAGAAGTTTAACCAAAAGGCGTTTGTTGGACCTTCACTATGTCCCACTGTATTAAGTAAACCAAATCCTATCTTAGCAAATACAAATGGTACAGCACAGAATGCTACCCAAAAGTATGGACTAATTAGAAACGAAACAATATTGACAGCAACTAATATGTGCAACCAATATTTGTGACAAAACACTAATCTAGGATTGTTGTATAGATCACGTGCATACTTAGGTGGTATCTTTGGAATATTCCAAGTAGTAGATAATACTTTCCACAGTCCTACGTGTTTTGGTGAATGAGGATCTTTTTCAGTATCCGAATGATTGTGGTGCATACGATGAGACGCAATCCACCCAATCGGTGTTCGTATACATGCGATCATCAACATTGCTAATCCGATTGTTTCAAACCAGACTGGCACTTTAAATTGTCTATGACAATAATGTCGATGCAACAATATAGACGCACCCCAATGCGATATAATTTGCGACCAAAGTATTCCTAATAATAATGCAGTTAACATCAATATATGCACCCTACTATGTGTATGCGATCTTCACGTGAAGCGTTGACCGCAGTATGATTTTTTGTTGTATCTATAATATATATACTTCCATCAGCAGGCAGTCTGTGTAACTGATCATCAACGATCATAAAACAGTTCTCATTTGTAACTAATGGAATATGCATACGTTTTGTATAGTCTTGGTGATAGGTATAACAAGTTCGTCTTGTTAATCTAGCAACTCTTGCTCGACAAATATTATGCTTTTCTAATATTGAATTAGTATAAGGCATATTAAAAAGAAACTTTGTAAAGTCTGTTTCTTTATGCTCTTTATCTGTTATTTTACCACACGCATAATAAGGATCATCGTTACCTTCTACAGATTGTAGAGCAACTTGATTATCTCTAATGCAGGTAGTTTATCTTCTAACTCTCTAAGTATTTTTTCTATATCAATTTTTTCATTTAAGCGCATACCGTAATTTCTTTCACTCTGTTTGGATGATCAATGACCCATTTTATAGTATCCCAACACTGTGATAAAGACATCTTTGGATGATCAATATCTGCTGATCTTTCTGAATCAAAGTAACCAAAGTTAATACATGTAACATCTGAGCCTACATAATATAGTTGATCATTTGCATTTCTTAATGCGGCTTTTTCAATACCGTATTTGTAAACGTCTTTATGACCGTGTATCCAATCAGAGGCTGCACTACCTATACTGATTACTTTTTTGCCTTTACTTTCAGCTTCATATAATAAATCGACTTGTGAAAATCCATCATGTTTGCAATTAATAAAAATATCGCAATCATCTAAATTGTCAACAATTCTATTTGCACCAGTGTTTAATTCTGGTAAGTTAGTTAGAAACGCCCCTAGGCCTCGTCTTGTTCCTGTTATGTAATATCTCATATTTTTTTATTGTTTAACCATACGTCAAGTTCTTTATCTAATGACTTATGTTTAAAATATTCCTCTTCTGGTCCTGTTCTAAATTCTACAGGAATATCCTTGTTTTTTACTGTAGCATGATATAATCTATTTATGCCTGGATTAGAATGACCTATACCAATAATTAGTCTTGGTTCTGTCTCAGATTGTATGACAGTTTGTAAGTGTTTATCTGGTGTTGTTCTTTCTAACACTCTTTCAAATGCTGAACAAAAACCAGTCTTATAACCTAACATCGCAGCAGCCATTGCTAATTGACCAGATGCAATACCAACAGAAAATGCTTTCTGTTCAAATAAAGTTTGTTTTGTGACTTCATTTGCACCTTCTCTAGTTGCGAGAATGTGTGTGCCACCTCTTAGATTTTTTTGATCATCACAGAATACAAATACAGCATTTGCATATATTTGAGAGTTGGTAATTGTGTGTGTTTCTTTTGTATGAAACTTCTCACCCCACTCATCTCTCTGATCTTCAAATACTTCGTCAACATCTGAACCATTAAATAACGCATAGACTTTTGTAGCATCATGTATTTTTTTGATGGTGTCTTTATCTGTAAACACTCTTAAATTGAAGTGTGTTTCATTTTGTTTTGATGGCCCATTTGAAGCTGCATAGATCATGCAATCTAAATCGTTTTGAGGTATCGATTTAGTTAGATTATAGTTTCTCTGAGCTCGCTGTGTTATCGCCACAGCGTCTTTAATCACGTCATGCATAGTAATATATATAATCCAAAAAATGGTTGACTTTTTCCTCTAAATATGGTATAATAAATACTAATATGAATATAAACTTTGTAGTAACATCCAAGCCAGGTGACGGCCTTCTATTTTACTCATACGAGTATTGTGCTAAACTCAATGCCATAAATCAACCTGCGACACTTTGCATCATTCCTCACAGACGATTTACACCCGAAGATTACATGACGGTGTTAAACGACAAATATGCATCTGTGAATAATGTACAATTTAATGACATTGATCCTAAAGAAGATGACATAACAATGATTATGGGTCGAAGTCAATTGACACTAGCATACATGACTTGGAAAGATTATAACTCAACACAAAAATTATCACTATTTAAATTGTTTGGTAATAAACTGATATCAGTATATTCAGATAATCATCCTGTAGAATATCCTATGGCTTTAGATTATTTTAAACCTAAACAAATTTATGATTTGTGCGACAAAGATGTATATCCAAATGGTGTGGGTGAACACTTTGAGAAAACAATAAACTTTGAGATTTATAAAAATACTTCTATGAAAGAAAACGATCCTGAAGTTCAGGAGTATCTATTCTTAGGTACGAATGATATTTACTATGATGCTGTAGATAAATGTATTGACAACATTGAAGACATATGGACTAAAGGTCATGGAGTATTAGTTTATAAAGATCAAGGATTAGATGATTGGACTTGGAAAAGAGAAAATGAAGGTAAAGAAAAACTTAATCATATATTTGCACCTTTTCCTGATCTACTTAAAAAGTTTAATACGTATGTATATACTAAACCTAATTTTGATCCTGCACCTAGATTGATGATAGAATTTTTATGGGCAGGTAGAAAAGTAATATATCAAAGAGATAAGAATCTCAAAGATGGCGGACCAGTTTATTGGGAACGTGGTGTGAAAGATATATCTTACAGTATTCCAGCAATTGGAAATGCGATAGAGAAGTTGTCTAAATAATCATACTGAATACATTATAGGAATAAGATGACAGAATTTAATAAAGATAAACTACCAGAAAAAGATTTCGTTAATCAACCAAAATTTATACAAGACGCACCTGGCAAAGGACACAATGGTGGGCCAGAACTTGAAGAAGAAGAAATCGGCAAACCCTTACCAAACAGACCTGAAGACATTACGTCTCATATGACAAGAGGTGGTCCTGGAGATGATTCCAGACCAGGTGATGTAAACACTAAAGCATGGTGGCAAGATTTATCTGACAAAGGTAAAGACAATGCCATGTATAAAAATTCAATCGTACAAATGGCCAAGAGAAAAGATATTTGGTTTTGTACAATTCCTTTCACACAAATTTATTCTGAACTAGATGGTAAATTCAAAGCATGTTGTTTTGGTGAACCTTCTAATAAACATTGGGTAGGTAATACTACACTAAAAGAATGGATGGAAGACAGCACGTATATGAATAGTATACGTAAAGAGATGTTAGATCCAAACTCAGATCACAAAGCAGTTAACGTAATATGTAAAAGATGTAAAAGTGATGAGGCAAAGTATGGTAGAAGTAGAAGAACAAACTGTTTAAAAATTCATACTAACTCACACGAGTTTTGGGATGCGATTGAGAAGAACGTTCAACTATATCAGAAAAGTGGTACGTGGACTTTTGACGAAAGAATATGTGAAGTACAATTAAAAATCTTTGGGTCTGAATGTAACCTAGATTGTTATATGTGTATGCATGCTAACTCTACTACGAGACAAAACGTAGCAGACAAAGGTGTATGGAATGATAGAATTTTTGGTATCCAAGATGAAGGTAGAAAAAATTACATTGACTGGATTATGAAAGATAAGACCAAAGGTCAAGTAGAACAAATCGTAGAACTAGCACCATACATTAGAAGTATTAAAGTCATCGGTGGTGAACCTTTGATTATGAAGAAACACTACGAGATGCTAGATGCACTAATTGAAACTGGTCATGCAAAAGATATACGAATTAAATATCAGACTAATTTAACAAAGACAGCAAAAGGTAAACATAGTATCTTTAAATATATTCCTAAGTTTCAACACGTGGCAATGGTTGCTTCTGTAGATGGTGTTGGTCCTGTAATCGAATACATGAGAAGAAGAACTGATTGGAATGAAGTTGTTGAAAATATTAATCTATGTAAAAAGTTTCCTAATGTAGTTGTTGACTTTAATGGTCTTGTTTCGTTTTTAAGTGTGATGAGATTTTATGAAGTTATTGATTGGTGTAAAGAGAATCCAGTTATTAGTCAATTAAATTGGGCAATGGTAGATACACCAAAACACTTTAGACCTGAGAACTTACCAGAACCTCTAAAGAAAGAACTTATACCAAAATATAAAGATTGGCCTGACATCGTTGCATGTTTAGAAAGACCAGCAGAACCAGATGTTGATATACAAGATATATTTGATTATCTATTAAAGGCAGACGAACATTACAAAGGTACAAAATGGGAAATGAATTTGTTTGATGTGTTTCCTGAATTAGAACCATATTATGATCGTAATAGAAAAGTAGATCCAGTTTATCAAGCAAAAGTATTCTCAGAATTTGATAATGAATGGGATAGGTTAAGACAGTCTAACGAAACATTTGACGAGATGAAATAATGAAGGATAAAGTAAGAATAGAGAAAGCAGAGAAGTTAAACAAGACAATGCTTTCTGTACCTAAAGAAGATCGTACAGCAGGTCCACCTACCCAAGACATACCATCACCATTAAAAGATAAAACCAAACTTCCGTTTTATTGTTGTATTCCATTTACAATGTTATTCTCTACAGAAATGGGTGACTATGCAGCTTGCAACTTTGCAGTGCCTAGTTCACAGTTTACTCCTGAGGGAGATAGAATAAAAGGAATACCTGGTAAAGATGGACAGAATGTTGAAAACACATCAATAGAAGATTGGATGGTGAAAAGTGATTACATGAATAAGTTACGTAAAGAAATGGTTGATCCAAACTCACCAAGAGAGTGGACAAAAAAAGTATGTGACAAATGTATTTACGATGAAGACAAGCATGGTTCATCCAGAAGATTAAATGTAACTGGTAGATATAGTAGAGATCCTGACTTCTGGCCTCTCATTGAAAGAGCAACACAAAAGTTTAAAGACACAGGACAATATAATTTTACAGACAGAATATTAGAAGCACAATTAAAAATATTTGGAACAGAATGTAATTTAGATTGTTTCATGTGTATGCCGTTTAGTTCAGACATGAGACAAAAGAATACTTACGTAGAAGGACGAGAGTTTCATCCAACAGTTTGGGATAAAAAAGAAGTGATGAAAGTAAGATCAATCAGAGCAAACAAAATCTATGATCCTGCCATCGTTGATCAACTTGCTGAGATTGCACCATATATTAGAACTCTTAAACTCATTGGTGGCGAACCTTTGATTATGAAAAAACAATATGAGTTGTTAGATTATCTTGTTGAAAGTGGTCATTCAAAACACATGCACATTAAGTATCAAACTAATCTAACAAAAACAGCACATGGTGATCATAACATATTTGATTACATTCCAAAATTTAAATTAGTAAATGTTGTAGTATCTATAGACGGTGTAGGTAAATATAATGATTATTTAAGAAGACGTGCTAGTTATAAAGAGATCATGGATAATATTGACATGATGTTAAAATATAAAAATGTATTAGTAGACATGAACGCAATGGTAACAATGCCTGGTGTTTTGAGACTATACGAATTGTTTGAAGTCTATAAAAATAAACCAGAGATAAACGACATGAATTGGTGGATGATTTTTGATCCATATTCAATGAGGGTACATCACATGCCACAAGAATTAAAAGATATGGTCAAACCATTTTATCAGAAATATCCTGAAGCACATGATATCGTCACAGCACTAGAGAGAAGACGAGAAGATGATTCAGATTTACACTTCAACTCAACTATCAAGTATCTGTTAGACAGAGATAAGCACTATGAGGGCACTAAGTGGGAGATGCATCTATTTGACGTATTTCCCGAATTAGAGCGGTTCTATGACCCGTCAAAGGCCGGTAAATCTGAGACCCTAAATAGTATTGACGACTGGCGAAATTGGGAATATAATTAACCATTTTCTCCTTGACTTTTATAATGAAACATGATATAATATGGATCAAATGAGTAAAGAAATAAAGATCAAACCTAGGTGTCTAACCTATACCCCAAAAAGTTATCACAAACCGGCCGCATATACAGCAGATGGTTATATGCTTCCGTGTTGTTGGTTAGATGACCCTAAAAATGACTACGATATCGAAGAACGTTTTAAACTGAAAGCTACTCATCTTGCAGTTGAGAACAATGAAAAATTAGAAGACATTTATGGTTCTAAAGAGTGGGAACACTTTTTCGATACTCTAGTTAATAACCCAAGTTGTGCAATGAAACAATGCCAATATAAGTGTGGCAATTTAGAAAAGGATAATTATAAGAAATGAACTTAGACGATTACCAAGAACAAGCGAAATCAACAGCAATCTACGATAAGAAACATGCTATCATATACCCAGCTCTAGGACTTGCAGGCGAGGCAGGTGAAGTATCAAACAAAGTAAAGAAACTATTAAGGGATGGATATGAGAATAATAAAGATTATCGTAAAGAGATATCCGATGAAATTGGCGATGTACTCTGGTATGTTGCTGTATTGGCTGATGATATTGGGATTAAGCTTTCCGACATTGCTTTCAATAATGTAGTTAAATTGAAAGACAGACAAGCAAGAAATGTAATCGGTGGTTCTGGCGACAAGAGATGAGCGAATTAACAGACTACTATATTAAAATGCAGAGGGAGTCCTCTCCCAACTTAGATATATCTCATAGATGTATATTGAGATGTCCACAATGTCTAAGACAAAAGGTTGAGGGTCAAAGTAGAATTACAAGATCGTTTGAATTAGAACCACATAACTTTCAAAAGATTTTAGATTACTACGATAACTGTATTACATTTTGTGGTCAAATATCTGATCCAATCTATCATCCAAAGTTTTTACAATTCTTAAAGATGTGTGATGGTTTAGGTAAAGGTATTAGAGTTGCAACGAATGGAACACTTGGTCCAAGAATGGATATGTCGTTCTATGAAGAAGCATACAAATATTGTAAAGGTGAAATATCTTGGTACTTTGGTGTTGATGGTTTAGATAAAAAGTCTGAGATTTATCGTATTGGTTCTAACTTCGAACAAGTATGGGAAGCAATGAGACTTGGTGTGAAGATGGGCCATGCAATTGTATGGCAGTATATCATCTTTGGTTATAATGAACATGAAGTAGAACAAGCAAAAGAGATTGCAGAGAAAGAAGGATTTACATTATTACTAATTAAAACAAATAGAGGTTTTGATCCTAGATCAAGGAATCTTAGAGGCAATATTAAAAAAGCATATGAGAACTTTCCTGCACCTAGTGATAAAAATCGTGTGAAGAAAATTAAGAATGAGGAGTATTTTAATGTTACTCCAGAATTAGCACACTGGAGAAAAGTGAGAGAAGGATTAATTAAATGAATATAACATATAATAATAAAACAATACCATTTTACAGTAATATACAATCACTTATACAAAAGTCACCATTTAAAGATGATGCACTGAGAGATTGTGAATTTGATGATGAAGGTATACCAAAAACTTTAGTTGTATCATTATCAGGTGGCGCTGATTCAGCATCAGCATTATATCTAACAGCAAAACTATTTCCACAGATTGAAGTACACCCATTAACATTCCGTGATGTTAACGCACCACTAGACGCAGATGCAGCTGTAGAGATTGTAAAGTTTATTCAAAAACAATTTCCTAAAGCAAGATTAAGTGATTGTACTATTTACAGTTACAATGATAGAGATGAGAGTACGTATGAACGAGCTCAAGCAATGATTGATAAAGGTGGTGATAGACCAGATAGTACAAACGAATACAGTAAATTAAATGTTGTACAGATGTCAAAGACAATGCAGTTAGACGATGGTAACAATAGATTTATGAAACAGTTTAAAGGTCCTGTCAGATTAGATGGTATGACTTCTAATCCACCTATTGATGTTAGAATGAAATTCAGTGACGAGATGAAAGAAGCACATCCTAATATTGAGTTTTCAGATTTTGAAATTAAAAGAACACAAGGCGAACCACGTAGAGATTATTATGCTGATAGAACAGAGTTTCTTTACAATGTTTACCAACCATTTATTAGTGTTGATAAAAAGTTTGTTGCAGATATTTACAAACAAGAAGGACTAATGGATTCAATGTATCCAATGACACGTTCATGTGTTGGTGGTGCAGCTCACACTAATAATTTTACTGAATGGTGTTGGAGATGTTTCTGGTGTTATGAAAAGAAATGGGCATTTGATTTGGAGAGAACATAATGGATATAAACGAAGCAATTAATAATTCAGGTAAAGTACATTACAACTATAATCGATTAGAGATACCTGAGAACGATTTAAAAACATTAATACATGCAGCTGCAAATGCACCAACAAAGTATGATGAAGAACATTATTCAGTAAGAGTTTTTACAGATCAAAAAGTAATCTATGACATATACAAAGATTGTACAAAGTCTTATGGTCTTTATAAAGATGAAGAAGATTATAAGAAGTTATTCATTGAAGATAAAAATGGTGTGTACAGACAAAATGATAAAATGTCAATAACTAACTCACAAACATGGGCATCAGCATTATTTGTATTTGTACAACGTAACACTTATCCAAGAAGTGGTATGGGGTTAATTGCATCAGGCAAAACTCCTGTTAAAGGTGAAAAACATCAATGGTCAGACGAAGCAAAAGATACAGTGTCAGATCAATATAATGAAGATAAGATGTTATCTTTAGGTATATCCGCAGGTCAGTTAATTCTAGCTGCAAATATGCTTGGTTATAGAACTGGTGTCTGTTCAGGTTTTAAAATAGATGCACTACAATGGTATTTGAATGTTGGAAAAGAAATACACGAAGAACATTTTCTAGGTGGCACACAAGGTGATGAATTAAGAAAAAAAGAAGCAAAACTAATGATAGGTATTGGTCATCCTAATACAGCAGATCCACGTATGCATCCAGAGTTATTAAATAAAGATTTAGAAGAAAAATTTAGAACGGGTGCAGACCATGAACATTTTATGTACCCGACTTGGGATAAAAAATGTCATGTGGAACTTAACGGAAAACTTTTTCAATCGTAGAGCAATCAACATTGACATATCACATCGTTGTGCTTTACAATGTCCAGGTTGTCAACGTCAACACCTAGACAAGATACCAGGCAGAGATATTACTATGAAAGAAATTGAAAAACTTGCAAAACATTTTAAACGATTTATATTCTGTGGTCAATTATCTGATCCTGTACATCATCCAAAGTTTATAGAAATCATTACATATCTAAAGAACAAAAACATTGAAGTAGATATACACAATGCATCTTCTACTAAATCAGAGAAGTGGTACATCGAAGCATTTAAAGCAAATCCAGATGCACAATGGACATTTGGTATTGATGGTCTACCAGAACAAAGTCATCAATACAGAATAAATCAGAATGGTAAAAAGTTATTTGACATTATGATTAAAGCAAAAGAATATTTAAACACAATGCCTCATTGGCAGTATATTAAATTTGATTACAATATAAACAACTTAGATGTTGCTAAAAACATCGCAATAGAAAACAACTTAGGATTTATTGAAATTGATTCAAACAGATGAAACTAAAACCAAAATGTTTTGATAGCATGGAACTTGCAGTAGACAATCGTGGTCACTTAATACCTTGTTGTTATTGTGATACAGTTGCAACCAGAGAAGATAAAGAGTATCAAAAACTATATGCAGTAAGTAAGATAAATGATTATGAGGATGTGAAAGAAATATTAATGACAGATGAGTGGATTAAATTCAAAGATAATTTATTAAATGATATTGGTCCACCAGCATGTATTGATACATGTAGAGTAAAAGATGATTATAAGAAAAAAGAAAAATATACAATGCCAGATGGCAAGGAGATAAATCGTGTCGTCTAAAAAACTAATGATAGTGAGTGGAGATAGTTTTACTACTAGTCGCTATATATCTATGCATTATCCTAAAGTAAATACCAATTGGACAGTTTGGCCTGATCTAGTTGCTGATAAATTAAATATGACTTTAATTAATCTAGCAAAATCAGGTTATGGTAATGAATATATTTACAGTTCTTTATTAGATGAGATTGTTAAACACCCAATAGAAGATATTGGTTTTGTGTTTGCAGGTTGGACAGAACCAAAAAGAATGGATTGGGCTGTTAAAGGTTATTGGGAAAGTGATTTGATGATACAATCATTTTTACAGGCGAGACAACCAGGTGGTGATGCACAACATCAAATTAATAAAACATTAAGATATCAATATAGTTTTCAACAAGTAATGAAATCATTAAATTTACCTTTTGCACAAATTCAAATGCTCGGCTTGGGTCGGCATGACGATGGCATAAAGAGAAATAAAGTTTTTAAACCAAAGTGGGGTGCTGAAGGTTATAAACTAAGCGATCGTTGCAGGTTCAAATTTGATAAAACTTTCATAGATCATACTAGGCATTATAAGTGGGGTGCTGAATGTGAGATAGTATCACATGAAGTAGAAAAGGGATATAGAATAGGTCCTGCTGATGAACACTTTAATGAGAAAGGTCATAAGTTATTTGCAGACTACGTATTCGATGCTATTACTAAAAAGGGTTTATTAAATGTCTAAGAAAATATTATTAGTAAGTGGATGTAGTTTTACAACAAGATATTGGACATCTGTACATCATCCTAAATTAGAAACAACTTGGGCAAAGTGGCCTGAGTTATTAGGTGAGAAGTTAAATATGGATGTTATCAACTTAGGTAATAGTGGTGCAGGTAATGAGTATATCTTTGCATCTCTTTACGATCATTTAAATCAAATAAACCACCAAGAGATTGGTATGGTTATAGCTGCATGGTCACAATGTCATAGACGAGATTGGTCAAAATTTGGACATTGGACTAATTTATATAATGACAAAGACGGTGATATGAATTATTTTTTACAAAAGTCTTTACGTTTCTATTATATGTTTCAGTGTTTAACACAAGACTTACCAGCATATCAGTTTCAAATGATACGTATGCATAGTGGTATAGGTCTTACAGATAAACAGAGAGATCAGTTTACAAGAGAACTATATCACAATCAATACTTTAAACTTATTGACAAGAAGAAGTTTTTAGGATGGCCAACTCTCAAATCACTTGAAGGTTGGAATATGAAAGACGATGTATTAGGTGGATATGAAAGTGGTGGATTAAAATATTCAGTATCAGAATATGATACACACCCTAACGCATTAGGTCAACAGAAAATAGCGGAGCACTTGTATGATTTATTGGGATAGAGAGTTTGCACAATACAAAGATGACTATATGAAGTTGTTTGAAAAATGTATGGCATCTCAACAAGAAGTTAATATAGAATTTTTAGAAAAAGATATTGCAAAGTTTGTTGGTAGAAAACATGCAGTCGCTTTACAAAGTGGTACAGATGCTTTATACTTCGCACTTCAAGTACACGATATTGGTCCAGGCGATGAAGTCTTGGTACCAGACTATACTTGGATTTCTTCAGCATCATGTATATCAATGGTTGGTGCAACACCAGTATTCTGTGATGTAGATTTAGATACGTATCATATGTCACTAGACAGTATTAAGAGAATGGTTTCTGATAAAACAAAAGCGATCATATATCCACACTTGCATGGTAGCATGACAGATTGTGCAGACATTAAAAGATATTGTAAAGCATTAAACATTTTATTTGTTGAAGATGCATGTCAGGCTCTAGGTTCACGTATCAAACAACCACTAGCAGGTTTAACGTTTGATACTACTTCACATAATGAAGCAAGAGCAGGTACAATTGGTGATTGTTCTACATTAAGTTTTAATGCAAACAAAGTTGTTGCTGGTCTCGCAGGTGGTGGTGCGTTTCTAAC